TATCACTACGAACATTTGCCCCTGTACTGTTGTCTATAACATAATCGTGGGTAGCCATTTTAGTCTAATTTTTCTTTAAGGTTATCATAATTCAAGAGCCTCGACCAAAACCAGTAGCACTATATTTAAATTCCCTATTTACATGACTACTGCCATTTTTTATATCTATATTAAAACCATTTCCTGTTATAGAAGATAAAGCAAAGAAATCACCACTTTGTGCATTTTCTATTGTTATTGCAACAGATGGTAAAACAGAATTTGCAGCAACATCAGTTCCTGTTACACCCGTAAAAAATGAATTAGTGAATGTCACTGATTTTTGCGAAGTTCCAGAAGCAATAAACCCACCAGCAGATGCCCCTGCATTTCCTAAACTTGTTTCTGTTCTACTTTCTAATTCTGCTGTATAGCCTAGCTGGTCGATTTCAATACTTTGTGCAGGGTCATTAGAATCCATTTCGCATCTAAATTTAAAACCACGACCAACATATGTTCCATTTACAAAAGGATTAAATCTTGTAAAGTTTGCCCCATAAGTACAAGCGGTTCCAGCAGATATTGTTGCAGATGTAGCTGAAGTAACTGTAAATGTATTATCTGTTTTTGATGTAATTTCATAGTTTCCATCTGTAGCAGAACCAGCAGTAAATGTAATAACAACAAAATCACCAACAGAATATCCGTGCGCAGTTTTTGTAACTGTAATTGTTGTTCCGCTTTGCCCATAAGTAACACCTGATGAAACCACTAAATCAGGATCTAAATCAGTAGTTGCAACAAATAATGAAGCACCAACATCAAAGGCTGTCGCAGCGTCAAAATCAGTCCATGTGTCAATATTTCCTGTTCTTCTGTCAATTAGATCATTAGGATAAAAACCTTGTGTAACAAAATGTCTGCGTAATCTTAGAGGTAGTTTTTTACCTAAATCTAAAGTATTTGCAAATTCATATGAACCACCAGTAATATCAACAGCACCTAAAAAATCAAAATCAGCCATTGCATCAAAATCTGCAACATCATCAAGAGTAACTAAAGAACCAAGAACAAGACCATTTACATCATCACTAAAGAAACAATCAACTTTTGTTCCAGCAAAAGGTGGTGAATCTGTATCTTCTCTATCTATAAAAACTTTTAATTTTGGGAATGGGTCAGGGCTATTTACTATTACAGAAGTTTCACCTTCACTTAATCTTCCACCATCATCACGAAATTTTAGAATATATTCTCCATCAACAATATTCGGAACAATAGATTCACTTACGTTTCCGGGCAAAGCTGGTATAACATCAACTGAATTTGTGAAAGTTGCTGTACCATCTGCCAGATTACTTGCACGAACAACCACGTTTCCGCCGTGGGTTACGTCAACATCTGTAGCTTTATCAAATCTCAGTCGTACAAATTGATCTGATATTGGTTCTATTCTTAAATTTGTAACATCTTGCGGTCTTGCAGTTTTTCCTATAGCTTCAAAAGTTAGATCGTTTGATGTAGCAGAAAGCTGGCCTTGTACGTTATAGCTAAATACTTGTATTTCATAAGTTCCAAGTTGACTATTTTTTATTTCAAAATCTGGCCTTGAAACTTTTTCAGAAATAAAGTTTCCATTTTCATAACGATAATTTACTTGATATTCAATTACACCTACTATTGGTTGCCAACTAATAAATATTTTTGATACCGCCTGATTATTTATAGGAACTATTGTCTCAACAGCAGATAGGTTTGATGGTGGTGGTTTTAATTCATTTAAAACAGATACAGTTCTTGCTGGTAAGCTTGAGCCATCTTCAATAAAATCATATTTAGCTTCAACATAAGATAAAGCTGTAATTGAAAAATTTATATTATCTTGTTCTTCAACAGTTATTACTCTGAATTTTTGTGCTTCTACTGTTGAATTTGCTAAAAGCCAAACAGTATTTACATTAGGAGTCTGGGAAAATGCTGAACTTACTGTAACAACACCATCAGAAGTAATACTGGAAACATCTTTAGTTTCAACAGTTCCATCTGGTAATACAACACTAAAAGTTGGAGAATTGGTTGTTGCTAAATCAGAAGCATTTGCATCATCAATGGTCATAACTGTGGTCGATGCAACAGCGGATAGTCTTCCGCCTCTTCTAACACCCGCACGAACAGGGTCAGCTATATCAATAATTGCACCCGGCCTTACTATCGCGCCAGCATCTATTGAAGTCGTAAAACTAACAAGTTCAGATTCGTTTTGTTCAGCAAATAAAATTGCTCTTCCTAATCTTGCAGCTTGACCTCTTGATGTACAAGCAAAAGCCTTTACTTGTTTTGTAATAATTCCAAATTTACTTTGTGCAGTTGTATCGTCTACAACTTCAAAATCAACATCTTGGCTGTCCATATTAAAGTATGAAACAGCAACAGCAGTATGTCTTTGTTTTAAACTACTACCAGAATAATTAAAACCCTCAGAAGTAATATTGCTTAGATTGAATAAATAACTTGCTGATTTTGGAGAATCTTGAGTAATAGTTATTGTACCAGCAGTAAAAATTGGCATACATCTCATCACACCAGCTAATTCATTTATGAGATCAAAAGCTTCAGATGAGTTTTGAATATTAACGTTGCAACTAAATCGAGCCTCTTGATTACCAAAACCATCATCGACAAGAGTGTTTGCATATTTACTTGCAGTTACAAATGAAAACAAATCAAGATTGCTATCTGTTATATGATCTCCAAAACCATATCTTGTATTAGTAAGTAAATCTAATAAGATCATTGCGGGGCATGAAGTCCAAACCGCAGCGCCCATCACACCATTAAATATATATCCATCTGGGTAAACTATACGGCCAGTTGCAGAATCAACAGTTGGCGTTCCAGAGCTTGATGACCCAGCACCCGGTATTCTTACTTTAATTCCACGAATACGAAACTTTCGGCTAGGAATAGAACCAAACTGTTGTGAATCAAGTCTAATTGCGTTATAGGCAGAGTTTGCGTATGTAGAGGCAACATCAATTATTTCTGAAAAACTTGTCCACTGGAATGCATTCACTGTACTACTACCTGTACTGTCAGCAGTGATTCTTGTAATCCTTATATCAACAGGAAAAGAACCATCAAGTTTTACTGAAAAATCTTTTTGATATGCGTCAGCAGTTCTCCCTGTAACGGTATCAGTATGAACGTCTGTAAAACCCCCAGAATTATATTGAACAGATATTTTAAATTTTACTGTATCTCCTAACAAGTCTCCACTATCTGTTGCCACTTGTATCTGTGGAAATGTAATCGTAATTTTTACACGATCAACATTCGTATTTGTAATTTGTCTTGTTACTGGCGAAGCTGCTGTTACTTCAACTCCAACAGGTGTACTTGAAGAAGAACTTTCAACTCCATCAATTTTTGTTTGGCTTGCAGTGCCATGTCTTGAATTAAATGTTATATCTTGAAAATTAAAATCCACATCTTGTGGGTCTGTTGTTGATGCGTTTTCTCTTAATATTGGTGTATCATTAAGAAATACGTCTTTAAGATAAGAATTTCGATAAGCAGTTGATGTTTTATCTGTAATACCTTCTTTTGAAGCAGATGCACTTCCCTCGATCTCACCCTCAGAAATTAAATCTAAAAATGTTACAAACTGCTTACTATGTAAGGTATCAGGCGTTCTTGTAGGTTGAGGTGGTGGGGAAGGTTTTGAACCTCCACCAAATGAACCGCGAATAATTTTTTTATTGTCGGTCATACTTGCACCTGTTCAGTATCTATTGAAGAACTTATTACAACTGAACCTGTAAAGATTTCTCCATATACTAAAGGAACTGGCGTTCCAGCCCTGCTAGTCTGTTGCGTACCACTAAAGGCAAAAGACAACCTTGGATCTTGTTCAGAACTAAATTGAGGTGCTTTAGGTGTAGGAAATAACATATCACTTACACCTGATAAAACTAAACCAGCACCTATCCCAAAAGCGGCTTTTGCACCTAAACCAGCGGCGGCAAATCCACCACTAAATGTTAAAGGTGCAGTAAATAAACCACCGACACCAAAGCTTAAAGCAATCAATGCGCCACCAAATAAAGCCTTACCAATTCCACCAGAACCAGAAATAACAGGTACAAATTTAATATCAGATTTACCTAATGGAAAATGCAATTCTTGAATACCTACTTCTTCTTCTTTTTCTAATAACACTTGATAATATTTATCTGCCATATGGCTTTCTAATTCAGGGAAATTATTTACAAGAAAACTTACAGCTTGCGCTGTTGTATTAACTACGGCTTCTAGTTCTTTGTGACCTGTGATTTTTACAAGTTCGCCATACAGTTTTATTTTACGCATCATAACGATACCGACCCCCTGTACATTTGAACAACCAAGGATTGTATGGTTCTTTACAAGATAGTCTATCGCCTAAATGATGTAAAACATCACCATCTATAAAAATTCCAACATGATTTAAACCTTTACCTAAAATACTCATCGCCAAAACATCACCATTTTGCAGCTTTTCATCGGGTGTCAATAA